ATGAACAAACAGGAAAAAGAAATCCGCCAACGGTTGAAGGCGGATTTTTTATATTATGCGGAAAAATGTTTAAACATCAGAACAAAAAAAGGAGCGATAATAAATTTCAAACTGAACTCGGCACAGTTGTTTATACACGAGGCAATTGAAAAACAATTAAAAGAAGCTGGGCGGGTTAGAGCCTTGGTATTAAAGGGCAGGCAGCAGGGTTGTTCTACTTACGTTGAGGGCAGGTTTTTCTGGAAGGTGTCGCATAATCGCGGGGTTAGGGCTTTTATCCTTACTCATTTGGAAGAGGCTACAAAAAATCTGTTTCAAATCATGAAACGCTTTTTTGATTCTTGCCCTGCAATGGTTAAACCCAGTGCTAGCCACATGAATAGCAAAGAGCTTGTGTTCAATATTCTTGATTCTGGTTACCAAGTAGGTACGGCAAGGTCGCAAGGTGTTGGGCGTTCTAATACTTTGCAATATTTTCACGGCTCTGAAGTTGCTTACTGGGTGAATGCCGAAGAACACGTCTCTGGTGTGTTGCAGGCAGTGGCAGATGCTGAGGGAACAGAAGTAATACTTGAAAGCACTTCAGCTGGTGCTGGCGGTTTGTTTTATGCACTTTGTATGGAGGCTCACAAAGGAAGGTCGGAATATCAATTGATATTCGTGCCATGGTTTTGGCAGAGCGAATATAGAAAGCAGTTACCTTATGACTTCACACTTACCAAGGAAGAAGAGGATTACAAATGCGAACACAAGTTAGACAATGAGCAAATTGCTTGGCGTAGGCAGAAGATTTATCAGCTAGGTAATATCTGGACATTCCGCAGAGAATACCCAGCAACGGTGGAAGAAGCGTTCAATGCTGATGTATCAGGTGCTTTGTGGACCCGTGAAGTTCTGCAGAAAAACCGTGTGCATAAAGGTGACCTGCCTCAGCTGGCACGAATTATTGTGGCGGTTGACCCTGCGGTAACGGCAAATAAAAACAGTGATGAAACGGGAATAGTGGTTGCGGGTTTAGGTGTTGATAACCACGCTTATATACTTGATGACTTGAGCGGAAAATACACACCATCTGAATGGGCGTGTGCGGTTATTAATGCCTACTACGACTACAAGGCAGACAGAGTGGTGGCGGAAGTAAACCAAGGAGGAGATTTAGTTGAACATACTATCAGAAGTTTTGATGCAAACATCTCTTACAAGGCGGTGCACGCGAGTAGAGGAAAAGTCACCCGTGCTGAGCCTATCGCCGCCCTAGACAGTCAAGGGCGAATACACCATGCGGGAATTTTTGCGGCATTGGAAGACCAGATGTGCCGCTTTAACCCAAGCGTAAACTTTACCTCAAGCCCCGATAGGGTGGATGCACGTATTTGGGCTTGTACGGAATTATTGTTGGAGAAGAATAAAAAAATCGAAGGTCCTAAAATTTGGAAGGGATAAGCAACTATGGAGAAATCTAAATGAATTTTAAAAACAAAATTAAAAACATTTTCAAAAGTGAAGAAGTAAAGTCAAGCAGAACCGCCCCAATGATGGTGCAGTTTGGTAAATATCAGCCACAGTTTACACCAAGGCAGTACGATAGTTTAGCAGATGAAGGATATCGCAAAAATATAATCGCTTATCGCTGCATTAAATTGATAAGCCAAAATGCGGCATCTGTTCCTTTCAAGGTTTTGCAAAAAGGCAAGGTTGTTGAAGATCATGCGTTGCTTAAACTTCTGAAACGCCCTAACCCTACTCAAGGCGGGGCAGAGCTTTTTGAAAGTTTAGTCGCTTTCTTCTTGATAGCTGGTAATGCTTATCTGGAGGCTGTAGGGCCTGATGAAGATAAGCCATGTGAGCTTTGGACATTGCGTCCTGACCGTATGAGGATTATCCCCGGATCAGGTGGAGTGGCTGAGGCTTATCGCTACACAGTTAACGGCAAGTCTATAGATTTTAATGTCGATCCTTTCTCAGGGCAGGCGAAGGTGCTTCACATGAAAGCCTTCCACCCGCTTGATGACTGGTATGGAATGTCACCGTTAGAGGCCGCCGCCTTCAGTATTGATCAGCATAACGATGCGGCTAAATGGAACGCATCATTGTTGCAAACTAGTGGCAGACCTTCAGGAGCAATTGTGTACACTCCATCAGATGGTGCGGCGTCAGATGTAATGACTGAAGATCAACGCAATAATTTGAAATCAGAGATTGAGGAGTTCTTCTCAGGTGCTAAAAACGCAGGCAGACCTCTAGTGCTTGAAGGAGGGTTAGATTGGAAGGAAATGTCACTTTCACCGAAAGATATGGATTGGCTTGCGGGTAAAGATGTTTCCGCCCGTGAAGTGGCACTTGCTTTCAACGTTCCTGCACAGTTGGTGGGGATACCGGGTTCGCTTACCTTTGCTAATTTTGAGCAGGCAAGGCTAGCGCTGTTTGACGACGCAATCCTGCCGTTGCTTCAACATATAAAAGATGAGCTTAACAACTGGCTTTGCCCGATGTTTGGAGATGATATTTCAATCACCTACGATATTGACAGTATTGAGGCTTTAGCTCCTCGAAGAAAGGATTTTTGGGAAAAGATAAACAATGCAGGTTTTTTAACTCTTAATGAAAAACGCAAACTATTAGGTATGGAATCAATCAAGGATGGGGATAAATTAATATGATAGCAATCAATTTTGACAGCAAGTCTTACTACGTAGAACCTAAATTTGAAGTTATATGCGAGATAGAGGAAGAGCTAGGGGCAACGCCGGAGCTTTTGGTAAAGTTTACCCGTGACCAGTGGAAGGTATCAGAGCTTGTAACCTTAATGCATATAATTTTGAGCTATGCGGGTAAAACGGTTGACTATGTCGAATTGGGAAACAGCATGATGACTGAAGGTTTGGCGGTTTATTTAAACTTCGCCAATAAGTTTTTAAAGTCCATAATTTATAAATAAAGGAAATTTAAATGCAGAATTTAAATTTTAATGCCGCATTCGAAGTAAAGTTCGTAGGGCAAACCGGAGTGTTTGAAGGTTATGCCTCGGTGTTTAATATAATAGATAAGGTTCATGACAAGATAGTCAAAGGGGCTTTCACAGAAAGTCTAAAAAGTTTTTGCCAGAGAAAAACCATGCCGCCCTTACTGTGGCAGCATAATGCCTTTGAGCCGATAGGTATATGGCACGAAATGTATGAAGATGAGCATGGGCTTTTCGTTAAGGGTGAGCTTTTTATAAATGATATTGCCACTGCAAGGGAGGCTTATAAACTTTTACAGGAAAAGGTAGTAACAGGGTTGTCTATAGGCTATAGGGCTTTGGATTTTTACCATGATGAAAAAAAGGGAATAAGGGTTCTAACTAAGGTGGATTTGCAGGAGGTGTCATTGGTAACCTTTCCTGCCAATGAATATGCAAGAGTTTCAACTTTCCGCACCAATAATCAAATGCCGAGCGAAAGGGAGTTGGAGGCAGTTTTGCGAAACTCTGGTTTAAGCCGTAGACAGGCTAAAGGTTTTATAGCCTGCGGGTATAAAGGTTTACAGGCAAATTCAGAAGAGGATGAGTTTAAAAAACTGATAGAGGATATTAATAAAGCGACAGAAGAAATAAGATGTAAGTTGGTTTGAGTGCAAGACATAAAAAAACTGCCGTGACAATTAAGTGCACGGCAGTTTCTTTAAATCGTTTTAAGCTTAATTAGCCTACAACTTTCAAATTGTCAGCAGCTTCTCTACCACGGTTAGAAACTAACTCATAGTTTACTTTCTGACCTTCGTTAAGTTGAGAAATGCCAGCTTTTTCTACAGCTGAAATGTGAACGAAAACATCTTTTCCGCCATTTTCAGGTTCGATAAAACCGAAGCCTTTTTTTGAATTGAACCATTTTACAGTTCCTGTAGCCATTTAGAATACTCCTTAGTTAATTTAGTCTTATACACAAAACCATATCTTGTTTATCAAAATACAGTCAAAAAGTTAGTCTTCGTCCGTAGAATAGTTAAACTTTAGAATCTGTGTACAAGCTTTTTTGAGGAGCTTCTTGGTAGCCTAAAGTCGAATCCTGAATTCAGGAGCGACAACGTAACTCGTCACTAATATATATATTGATATTTAAAAAATATCAAACAAAAAGAATTTTCCCTGCGTGATGTAGGGCGTATGCAAGCGGCGGGAAGCCGTTATTAATCAATATTTACAACAACATTTTAACATTTAACAAATTAAGGAAATAAACATGAATAATGAAACCACAACACCAATGTATGAATTGGGGCGTGCCTTTGCGTCTTTTAAAGAGGCAAATGACGAACGAATCTCTCAAATTGAGAGTAAAGGATCAGCAGATTCGCTGACTGATCTAAAGGTTAACCGCCTAAATGAGGAGATAGTAAGGGTAAGCGGTTTGGCTGAATCTGCCAAAAAACAGGCTGAAAGAGCTGAAACTGCCATTAAACGTTCCCCTGTTGGAGGTGTTAAATCTGATGATAGTGAAGAGGCAAAGGTCTTTGGCATGGAGCGTAAAAGTACTTTTGGCGGAGAAATTGATATTAATCTATATCGCCAGTATAAACACGCATTTGTCAATTATCTGCGTAAGAACAATGCAGGATCTTCAATTGAAGAAATCAAGTCTTTAAGTGTAGGTTCTGACTCTGACGGCGGCTTTGCTGTAACCCCTGATATGAGCGGCAGGATAGCTTCTCTAGTTTATGAAACTTCGCCAATGCGTCAAGTAGCGGGTGTGGTTTCAATAGGCACAGATGCTTTGGAAGGTTTTAATGACTTAACTGAAGCAACATCTGGTTGGGTGGGTGAAATTGATTCCCGCAATGAAACCTCTTCTCCTAAAATTGGCGAATGGCGTATTCCGGTGCATGAACAATATGCGGAACCAAGAGCAACTCAAAAACTGCTTGATGATGCAATGTTCGATGTAGAAGGTTACTTGGCTGAAAAAATCTCTGAGAGATTATCTCGCATGGAAAATGCAGCATTTGTAAACGGTGACGGCATTAAGAAACCTCGCGGCTTCTTGACCTATGCAAACGGTGTAGCTTCATCTTCAAGCTTCAATGTTATTGAACAAATCAACTCAGGTGCCAGCGGTGCCTTTGCTTCAACTAATCCGGGTGATGCTTTAATCAACCTAGTTTATTCTCTTAAATCTCCTTACCGTGAAAAAGCGGTGTTTATGATGAACAGAGATACGCTAGCTGAAGTGCGTAAGCTTAAAGATGAAAACGGTAATTATTTGTGGCAGCCAGATTTCCAACAACGTCAAGGCGGCAATCTTCTTGGCTTCCAAGTTGTTGAAGCTGAAGATATGCCATCAATTGCTGCTGGCAGCTTGTCAATTGCATTTGGTGATTTCAATACTGGTTACCAAATTGTTGACCGTCAAGGTATCAGAATATTGCGCGACAGCTTCACCGCTAAACCGTACGTTAAATTCTATACGACTAAACGTGTGGGTGGCGATGTGGTGAATTTCGAAGCTATTAAGCTTATGAAGTTCTCGGCTTAATCTCCCGCAGCATAAGGACGGGCTGAGGGTTTTCAGCCCGTCACTTTTTAAAATACTATGAAAGGAAATACAATGCACAATATTGTGGATAATCTAAAACTAGAACAGGCTTTGATGCCTCAAACCATAACAACCACTGCTCTCACTAGCGGAAATCTTGATATGCTAGGAGTGGAAACTCTAGCTGTTGCGGTCATGGTTGGTAATATCTCTGAAACATTAAGTGCTTCAGCTAAGGTTGATTTGAAAATAGAACATGCAGATGACAACGGTAGTGGAGCTCCAGGTACTTATGTTGCCTGCACTGACATGGACGTTGCAAATTTTGCAAATCTATCATCAGGCTTGTTTCTAAGCATCAATGATAATACCAAAGAGCAAAAACGTTATGTGGTTGAATATCGTGGTGCAAAACGCTTTGTAAAGATAACAGCTACTCCTACTGGTTTAACTACTGGTGGGGCAATTGCTATGCTTTCTCTTAAAGGCAATGTGAGCCAAAAACCAGTAAGTAATTCTTAAGTAATCTACTATGCCCTGTCTTTGTTTGAAACTTAGACAGGGTATTTTTATATAAAGGAAAAGCAATGGTAAACTATAGATATTCGCTGCAGGAAACATCACAGCCGGCGGTGTTGCCTTTAGCAGTGGCTGATGTAAAAACCTATTTAAGGGTGGATCATAATAATGATGACAGCTTAATAGAAACTCTTATTGAGGCTGCAACTAAGCTTTGTGAGCAGGCAACTGGTTTAAGTTTAATAAACCGAGACATAAGTCTTTACATGGACTCTTGGGATAACGAGATATTGCCTCTGCCGTCAGCTCCTATTGTGGCGGTTGAAGCAATTAAGATTTATTCAAGCGAGACTGTTTCGAATGTGTATTTGGCAAGCAACTATTATGTGGACAATAAAAATCTTTATTCTCCTCGCATAGTTTTAAAATCAGGCCCTGTTATTCCCTTGGCGGGGATTGATGTAAACGGAATTGAAATTCAATACACTGCTGGTTTTGGCACAAGTGGAGAAGATGTTCCTGCATTATTAAAACAAGGCATATTACAAGTGGTTGCATATTTGTATGAGAACAGGGGTGATAGTCAAAATAATGCTCTGAGAAATTCAGGTGCTAACGCTATTTTCCAGTCATATCGTAAAGCGAGTATAGTGTTATGATAGGCAAGTTAAATCAACGTATAACCATTCAGCGTGCGGTCAAAACAGATGACGGCGGTGGTGGTTTTAATTTCTCGTGGCAGAGCGTGGTGAATAACCCAAGTGTATATGCGGCAATCCAGCCATTATCGGCGGGTGAGAGCTTTCAGTTTTCAAAACTGGAATTCAAAGCGTCGCACCGCATAATTATCAGGTACAGAGAAGATATCACGACAGAGATGAAAATTGTGAGCGGTGATAAATCTTATACCATTAAAGCCGTGCAGGATATTCAGGGTTTGAAAAACTACTTAGAAATTATAGTCAATGAGGAAGGGTAAAAGAAAATGTCTGTAGATAGCGTATGGGATATTCAAACAGCAGTCTTTGCTCGCTTGAGCTCCGACACTAAATTGACAGCTCTTCTAGCGGATGGAGCAGGAGGGGTGAGGGATCATGTTCCGCCATCAACCGCCTTTCCTTATCTGGTGATAGGCGAAACCCGTTCCAAACCTATGGATATGGTAGGGTACAGTGGGTATGAGAGTTATTTGATAATTCACGTTTACAGCAGAGCTGCAGGCATGAATGAAACAAGGCAGATAATGGCGGCGGTTTATGACAGGTTGCACAATGCCGACTTCTCAATACCTAGTCAGCATCTGGTTTTATGCCAGTTACAGCAGTCTGAAGCTAGGCTGGAGGTTGACGGTAAAACCCGCCACGGTAGTCAGCAGTTTCAAATAATAACCGAGCCACTTTAAAGGAAAATAAACAATGACAATGCAAAAAGGAAGAGACCTGCTGTTAAAAGTGGGTGACGGTGGCACGACTGAAGTTTTCACTACGCTTGGTGCGGCTAGAGCCACAACGGTCAGTATAGAAAACAATCCAGTTGATATTACTTCTCTTAACAGCAAGGGTTTTCAAGAGCTGCAAATAAAAGGCGGGGTGCAAGAAATAGAAATAAGCGTTGAGGGTATTTTTAAAGACAGTGCGGCGGAAGAAATTTTGCGTGCCGCCGCTTTCAATCGCTCCGTTAAAAACTATCAACTTATATTTCCGAACGGGGAAATGATAGAGGGAGCTTTTGTTATATCTCAATATCAGCGTGAAGGTAGTTACAACGGGCTTGAAGTGTTTTCTTTAAAATTATTAAGAACAGGGGAATGATTTAATGAATTTGAATATGGTTGAAGCTTTAGAGAGTAAGTACGGCAGCATTTATAAATTGGCAGAGGATTTGATAAACAAATCTCTTCCTCAAGTAATTATAGAGGATATTTTAAAATTTGTAGGGAAGGACCTTTCTCAAGAAGAATTAGCACCTGAATATAATTTAAAAATGATATTGCTTGAGATTTTAGAGCCGATAGATGAGATGGGGGCTCTAACCTTGGGGGAGGAATACGCGGTATAGATATTAAATCTATCCGCCGATTTTTTCTAGGAGTGTTGGGTTGGACGCCGCAGACAGTAATGTTTGATGCCGAGTTACAAGATTTGGCAGATGCTTTAACTGGTTATGCGATGCGGTATAACCCTCCTAAGCAGCCGCCTTCTAAAGAGTTTTTAAAAACCATGTTGGAAACATTTCCTGATAATGGAGGAGAATAATTATGAGCATTACTTACGGCAATGTAAGAAGAGCGTACAAAATATCAAAAGGCAGAACTAGTGCGGTAGATGTGGATGACGAGATAAGAAAGATTTTGCAAAAAGAGATGGTAAACACCATTAACGACTTGTTTAAGGCAAGGTTCCCTGATTTTGAGAAGAAGGATTCTGATGAAGGTGGTGTATTTTCAGAGCGGCGTTCGCCTCAAGGAGGTGGGGCTAATAATAGGCGAGATCCATTCGACATAGACCTTCTAGTAGCTTCAGCCTTGGTTAATGGCACTCATACAACAAATATATTACGCAGTTTATTCGGGCTTGTTCCGAGTTTAATAGGGAGATAAATAAATGACGCAATGGCCAGTAATTTTACCAGTGTATCCGCTGTTAGAAAACTATGTTGAAAAAGTGCCTAGCACTTCTATTCGCACTGAAATGGAGCAAGGCCCCGCAAAGGTAAGGCAACGCACTACGGCAGGAGTAAGGCAAATGTCTTTGAGTTATTTTTTGAATAAAGAGCAGATAGAAGCTCTAGATAACTTTTATATAACAGGGCTTAAGGGCGGGAGTGTGTCTTTCGACTTTACTCACCCCCGCAATGATGCCGATATAAAATGCCGCTTTGTTTCTCCCCCAGAATACAAGGCGGCAAACGGCAATTATTTTAAAGTGAACATAGAGTTGGAGATATTGCCATGAGTCGTATAGTTTCAAACAGCACTCGTAACGCTATCTATTCACAAGAAAGCGGCGATGCTTTTATTATTCTACTGACTATCGATCACCCGAGTTTGGCTGTTCCTATAAGAGTGAGCGGTGATGCGGTGGATACGATTAGTCGGGAAAATAATTTTATCGCCTTTCCTTTTGAAATAACCTTGCCTGATGATGTTGAAAATTCATCACCTCGTGCAAGGTTGGTGATAGATAATGTAGACAGGCAGATAGTTAAAACCATTCGCGAAATTTCATCATCAGCTGATGTATTGATAGAGATTGTGCGGGCGGTAGAGCCTAATGTGGTTGAGGCGCAGTTTGCCAATTTCAAGCTTACAAACGTCACTTACGATGCCTTTAAGGTAGAGGGTGACCTCACGATAGAGGATTTTACGGCAGAGCCTTTTCCTGCTGCAATTTTCTCTCCGAGTCTATTTCCGGGTATTTTCTAAGTTACTGAAAAATAAGACTTTAAAGGTGTTAAGAATTTATTCACATATTCTGTGTTACCATATTTTTAATGGTTAAGGTTCAAAAAACAAGGATGGGCGATAATGGGTGAGACATATAAAATAGATAAAGAATATATAAAAGCTTCCTTAAATTTGTTAACAAGGAACACAAATGAGATTAAAGGACGTGCGTGTCGCGATTTCGACCAAGTTAGAAAATACGCAGACAAACATCCAAGTCCTAAACGTAAGGCATTCGTTAAAAAAGTAGAATGTGCTTATTAATAAAATTTTAGTTTTGACATGTATTTTCTCCAAATAAAAACTTAAACCGCCGAACCCCTTCGGCGGTTTTTTTAATCACATATTTTTTAAAGGAAATTAACCCATGCCCATACCTATATGGGCGGGGCATTACATCGGCTTACGCTTTAAAGAGCATGGGCGCGATATCTCCGGCGTGGATTGTTGGGGATTGGTGCGTCTGGTTCTGGCGGAGCAGTTTGGAATTGCCTTGCCTTCATACATTAGAGAATACGAAACCACCACAGAAGTTGACTGCATCAGCAGGTTGATAGAAAGAGAAGCCATAAAATGGAGATTGATAAAAAGTGGCGATGAAATTTGCGGTGACGTGATTGTCATGCGAGTGCGTGGCAAACCAATGCACGTAGGCTTGGTGCTGGGTGATAGACAGATGTTGCATATCGAACATGGCATTAACAGCGTGATAGAAAGCTATACCAGCTCGGTATGGTCAAACAGAATTTCAGGATTTTACAGGTACAAGAACCCTTTGGATTTAAACAATGACAGCTTTACAACATACAAATATGATTAACGTTTCCATGGCACCTCACCCTTTTGCGGTGGAACGTATAGATGCCAAGATGGCAGAAGGCAAAACCATTCTTGGTATAATGGAAGAACTGCAACCAGAAAAAGGGCTAGAGCTTTACGCCCATGTTTATTTAAACGGTGACTATATAGAACATGAAAGTTGGAGTGATGTAAAACCAAAAGTAGGTGATGTTGTCTCTATTCGCATGGTGCCTATGGGCGGTGGGGGTAATGGTTCTAAAAGTCCTCTGCGTACTATTTTAGCAATTGCCATTATGGCGGGTACAGGCTATTTGGCGGCAGGGCTTGCAACAAGCTTAGGCGGTGCTACATTTTTCGGCTTTAATGTTTCTAACATTGCGGCGGGCGGTGTTAATCTTTTAGGTAAGTTGGTACTAAACGCCATTGCTCCCCCTTCAACTTCAAAATTCTCTTCTAATAAAGAGAGTGCGACCTTGTTTATTCAAGGAGCAAAGAATAAGGCGAATGTTTTTGGAAGAGTGCCTAAAGTTTTGGGCAAACATAGGTACGTCCCACCTTTCGGGGCTTTGCCTTATACAGAGCTAGTGGGGGATGATCAATATCTTCGTATGCTATTTGTGTGGGGCTATGGCCCGCTTGAAATCTCTGATTTGAAAATAGGCGAAACTCCGCTTGCAGAGTTTGATGATGTGGAGGTTGAAACTCGCCAAGGCTACGATACTGATGAGGCTCTTACCTTATATAGCAACAGCGTAATTCAAGATGATTTGCAAGTGTATCTGGAGGCTGAAGATGGTTGGGTAGTCCGTACGACTGAAGAGGACGCTGACGAAATTTCAATAGATATAACCTTCCCTAACGGCTTGGTGTTGTTCAGTGGAAGTGCAAAAGTTTCCACAACAGTTTCTTTAGATGTAGAGTATGCGGTTGCGGGAAGTGGTAATTGGGTAGCGGCTGGCACAAATTCTCCTGCCATTATCATCACGGCACAACAAAGCTCTGCTCTGCGTACAGGATTGCGTTGGAAGGTTGCAACAGGAAAATATGACGTTCGTGTTAAACGCATTACAGCTGATAATGCAAGTAACGATAATCTGTTTGATTACACAGTATGGACGGCACTTCGTACTATTCGATATCAAGACCCTATAAATAAAAAAGGTTTGGCGGTTACTGCTTTGCGTATCAAGGCCACTGACCAGTTGAACGGAGTTATCGACAGATTCAACGGAGTAGTTAGTGCCATCATACCAGATTGGAACGGTGAAGAGTGGGTGAACAGGGCAACCTCAAACCCTGCTTCAATGTTCCGTCATATATTGCAGGGCTCTGCCAATGCCCGTCCTTTGGGTGATGGTAGGTTGGATCTATCTAAGATAGAAGCGTGGCATGAAAACTGCACCGCCAATGGTCGTGAATTCAATGGGGTAATAGATTACGATATTTCAGTAAGGGAGGTGCTGCGTGATGTTGCCTCAGCAGGTCGTGCAAGCCCTTCATTTATAGATGGCAAGTGGGGAGTAATAGAAGATAAGCTCCGCACAGTTCCAGTACAGCATTTTACTCCTCGCAATACCTTTGGGTTTAGAGGAGAAAAAACCTTTGATGATCTACCTCACGGTTTGCGAGTGCGGTTTATCAATCGGGAAAAAGGTTGGATGCAGGACGAGCGATTAGTGTTTGATGACGGTTTCAGTCAGGAAACAGCATCTAAATACGAAACCTTGGATTTAATGGGAATAACTAACCCAGAGCAAATTTGGCGTGATGGAAGATATCATCTGGCAACTGCAAGGCTGCGACCTGAAACCTACAGCTTCTATACCGATGTAGAGCATATAGTTTGCACAAGGGGTGATTTAATAAGATTTACCCACGATGTGCCGATGTTTGGTCTTTTATCTGCAAGGGTGAAATCTCTTATCATTAGCAATGAAGCGATTGTTGGTGTTGAACTTGACTCTGAAGCTGAAATGGAAACAGGCAAAACCTATTGCATAAGGTTTAGAAAATCTGATGGTACTTCTCTGTCTGTGCCTTTGGTAACTAATAAAGGCAGCAGTAACAGCTTTATATTCACTTCTGCAATTTCTGGCATAGCGGTGGGTGACTTGGTAATGTTCGGTGAGGAAGGTCAGGAAAGTGTCGAGTTAATAGTTAAAGCAATTAAACCGCAAAGTGACCTAAGTGCCAAAATTACCTGCGTTGCTTATAATGAAAAAATCTTCACCGCAGACAGTGAGGTAATACCGGAGTTTGTAAGTTATGTTGAAGTGCCTAAAAGCTTGCAGCGTTTACCTACGCCCATATTAAAACAGATACAGTCGGGGCTTGAAACTATAATAAAACACACGGACGGATCAATAACCAGCCGTATAGTTATTACACTGAATTCACCAACTGACATAAGTTATGAGCTTGGGCTAAACGTTAAAATTAAAGTTGCGGGCGAAACGGCTTATCGTAATGCGACCACAATCTCACGTTACGCTAAAGAGGTATCAATAACCGACATAGTTGAAGGGGGAATTTATGATATTCAACTTCGTTATACGGACAATACTGGGGCAATGTCTACCCCTTTAACAATAAGTAATTATAAGGTTGAGGGAACAACAGCCCTGCCGAGTGATATTGCCTCTTTTAACATGAGTGTATTGGGCGATGCCTTATATTTAAATTGGCAGGCAGTAACTGATATTGATTTGAGCCATTATACATTGCGTTTCAGCTCTTCCGTTTCGGGAGTTACTTGGGGCGGAGCAACCGACTTGGTAAGTAAAATTTCCAAAGGTGCTACCTCGGTTAGCGTCCCTGCGATGATAGGAACTTATCTATTAAAAGCTGTTGATTCCGGCGGAAGAGAAAGTGCTAATGCCGTTTCAGTTATTTCCGATATTGCAGGAATTTACGGTTTCAACGCCGTTGAGGAATTGCAGGAAGGAGATATTTTTGCGGGAATAAAAACCAATGTAGCGGTTATAGACGATGTCCTAACATTAACGGGAGCAGATAAGGTAGAAGATTGGCAATATATTGACGAGGTTGAAACTATTGATATAGGCAATAAAGGCGTAGTTAGTAATGGTATTTATAATTTTGCAAGCGGGGTTGATCTAGGTGCCGTTTACACTTCTCGCGTAACGGCGGAGATGGATGTGTTGGGGTGTGATGTTTATGACATAATAGACACTAATGAGGAAATCGATAAAATTGAAAGCTGGGATAATAGCCTTGACCCATCACTGTTTAATGTGAAGTTGCAGCTTCGCACAAGCAATGACAATATTGTCTGGAGTGAATGGAGAAACTTCGTGGTGGGAGATTATTCTTCTCGTGCCTTCGAGTTTCGCACCTTGCTTGAAAGTTATTCACCTAATATAGCACCAAAAATTTCTTCCCTTAAAGTAAAGGTGGATATGCCTGACAGGATAGAATCTCAAGAAAATGTTTTATCATCAAACGCGATTAAGACTGTTTTGTTTAACAATAATTTCAGAGCAAAACCTGCACTGTCAATAACAGCCCAAACCATGCAAAGTGGTGATTACTACACTTTAACAAACATAAACAACAGTGGGTTTGATATCTGCTTTTACGATGCTTCAGGCAACCCTGTGGTGCGTAGCTTTGATTATATTGCCAAGGGTTACGGATTAAACGATTAATTTTAAATTAGAAAGGAATAATAAACACTATGTCTCAATATACTCCAATAATAGGCTCAGGTAACAGCGGGCTTGAATACCGCAATCAGGATAATGATGGAAAACAGGCGCTGCTTAACCATCATAAAGGTTCATTAGCACCAAGCTATGCAGAGGCTGGATGTATATGGCTAGATGACAGCACAACTCCATGGGTGCTGAAAATTCATGACGGTGCGGGCTGGATCAAATTCGTGGAAGTTGATACGGAAGCAAATGCGGTTAACACTATCAATCATGCGACCGATATTACAGGCAAAACAGCAACAGCCATTGCTGTGGCAGACAATATATTATTTTCTGATACCTCTGACAGTGGCAAACTAAAACGGTCTACGGTACAGGGAATTCTAGATTTAGCTAGCGGTGCTCCGACGGGATCAATCCTCGATTATGCGGGAACAGTAGCCCCCAGTGGCTATTTGAATTGTAACGGTGCTGCTGTAAGCCGTACTGTTTACGCTAATTTATTTGCGGCTATAGGAACTGTCTGGGGTGTTGGTGATGGCTCATCAACATTTAACCTTCCAAATTTATCACGCAGAACAACCATTGGTTCTGGCGGAACGTCAACATCGACAATAAGTAATATTGTTGGCTCAACTGGTGGTGCGGAAACTCATACATTAATAACATCGGAAATGCCTGCTCATACTCACACTGTTCCAACCAATACAAGCAATTTTAGTGCTTCTTCAGGTAGAGCAATAACTGGAGCATCTTCAGCTGGGGTTGATCCTATTACAAGCTCTATGGGTGGAGGTGAAGCTCATAACAATATGCAGCCTTCGGCGGTAGTAATGAAAATCATAAAAATTTAGAAAGGGTTTATATTATGAGAGTAACTGTAATACCAAGCGATAAGTCCATTTATATTGATAACGAAGTTTTGTTTTTTGATTTTGAATGTGACGAGAATATTCACGCCATTCAATGGCAAGACTCAAAAGGTATAATTGAATATAAACATCACAATAAAACTGAAGAGTTTTCTGAAATTAGCAAAATTCAATATTTCATAGATGCGTTTAATACCGAAAAAACAAGGTTAACGGAGTCAGAATAAAATGACAATTGAAGGAGATGCAATACCGATATTGATGCTTACAATCACTTTTGTAGTGCATTTAATGACAACGGTATGGTGGGCTGCGTCTTTGACTAAAAGGGTAGACCATATAGAACAGTGGATATCATCCAATGAAAATACCTCAGCAAGGATGGCAGCAATTGAGCAACAGATAGAAAATTTAAGCTCTGGCATTGCACGCATTGAGCAGCATTTAAGATATATAAGTTAAGAGGGGAGAATGACAACAATTTTACCACGCGGGATTAGAAATAATAATCCCGGCAATATACGTTTGTCTAAAATAATGTGGCAGGGTCAGAAAAGGACAGAAAACGGCGATAAGGTTTTTGCCGAGTTTGTGTCTGGGCGGTTTGGTATAAGGGCTTTAATGAAGCTGATGCTTAACTACTATCTAAAATATGGGCTAGATACCGTGGAGTCTATAATCAACCGCTATGCCCCGCCATGTGAGAATGCTACCGATAATTACATTTCTCATGTCTCAAAAATTTTAGGAGTAAACCGCAGAACCAAAATGAACCTTGCTAATGCTAGGTTGCTTATCAATCTGGCAAAGGCAATAACATTGCATGAAAACGGTCGAGCTCCTGAAGATATGCCTTACTACTGGTATGAGGATAAAATTTATGAAGAGGCAGCGGAAAATTTACTAACTTAGAAGAAAGGAAAAAACAAGTGGAAGAAATATTAAACAATTACGGAACAGAAATCGCCGGTACTTTAGGTGTGGTGATAGGCTGGGTTTTGAAAAGGCTCTGGATATTTTTAGAAGGTTATATTGCAAAAACACCTAATAGCTTTGATGATGTTCTCTTGAATAAAATTGAAGAAACAATCAAAGAGGCTTTACAAACCGTTTCAGAAAAACAAAAATGA